TAAAATGACTGAAATCGCAACCCTCGTAGAACAACCCACCGAAGCTGAAATCGCTCGCCACTACAGCGCCGCGATGGACAGCGTCAACCTCATCAACGCTGGTCAACCTGAAGGCATGGACGACCAAGAGTGGGCTGACTGCCTTGAGAGAAACCGCGAACATCTCAAGATCATGCTGGCAAAACCGTGGTGGACTGACCAAGATCTTCAACCTTTACGTCAAGCATCAGAAGAATGAGCATGGCAACATTTACCTGGATCATCGAATGGATGCAGTGCAAGCCAACTGAAGGCGATCACACCAACGTGGTCATCATCGCAGGCTGACGCTGCAACAGCGCACAGATCACTGGTACACCGCCCATGAATTATTCTGGCACGGTCTATGGCACTTGCTCATTCACGGCACCAGAAGACACATTTATCGAATATGCTGATCTGACGCAGGATCAAGTGCTAAACTGATGCTGGGCGAACGGTGTCAATGCAGAAGCAACTGAAATTGCTGTTCAGACGCAGATTGACAATCAGATTCATCCATCTGTGATTCAATCACCACTGCTTTGGAATGTGTAATAAAACTGATATACTTTCGTTAGAATCTAAATGAAAATCATGAGCAATATATATAATATGCAAACAGCGTTTTAAATTTGATAATAAATTGAAGATTTATCGAAAATAATAAAACACACTCGAGGAAAAAAATGTCAACAACATACACTTGGAATGTAAATACAATGGACACTGCGCCATCAGAGAATCAATTGGCAAATGTTGTAAAGGTCATTCACTGGCGCCTTTCTGCGAAGAATGAAACACACATTACTGAAATCTATTCTACAGTTTCACTCGAAGCACCAAACTCAGAAAACTTTATTGCTTTTGAAAATCTGACTGAGGCTCAAGTGATTGCATGGGTTGAAAACAAACTCGATGTCGACGCACTCAAGGCAAGTCTTGATGCGCAACTCGAAAGACTTGCCAATCCACCAATCGTAACAAAACAAGGTCCATGGAACGCAGTAGCAAATACTTGATTTTTTTATGGCTAAATAGTATAATGTAAAGGTCTTTATAGAAGATAATTGCAATTGTTAAATTATAATCATTGGAGTAAATTATGACAGATGTACAAAAGGTAACTCTTGAGCTCACAGTTGATGAACTTAATGTTGTTTTTGGTGGTCTCGGAGAACTTCAAGCAAAAATTTCATTGGGTTTAATCGAAAAGATTCGCTCACAAGCAGTCAGTCAATTACAACCAGCACCACCACCAGCAGCACCAGCACCAGAAACACCAGCAGCATCAGCTGAAGGCTAAATTCTGAACTAACACAAACCTACATATTGCTATGTGGGTTTTTTTTAGTTTGTAAAATACCTAAATAATGAATATACTTCATTTTTTAGGAATGTGCAATGGCATCACCAGCATCCCGATCTGATCTTAAAGACTACTGTCTTCGCAAACTCGGCTTTCCAGTAATTGATATTAACACAGATGAAGATCAACTTGAAGATCGCATCGATGATGCACTACAAAAATTTCGAGAATATCATTATGATGGAACAGAAGAAATCTATCTGGCTCACCAAGTAACTGCTGATGACGTTTCCAATACTCATATCACCGTCTCTGATAATATTATTGGTATTACAAGAGTATTGCCCGTAAGTGCTGGATCAGTTAACTCGAGTAGTTCAGCTGGATTTAATATTTTTGATGTCAACTATCAAATTTTTTTAAACGATTTTTACAGTCTATTGTCTAGTTCATATACCTATTATGTTATCACACGCGAGCATCTCTCTATGCTTGATATGATTGTAACTGGTGAGATTCCATTTACATACAATAAAAAGGTAAATGAAGTCGAATTGTTTATGAATTGGAATAGTCGCGTTGCAGTTGGAGACTATCTTGTTTTTCAAGCAACTAGAATTGTTAATCCTGCAACTTATTCTAAAGTCTACAATGATTCATGGATAAAGTCGTATACAACTGCATTATTTAAAATGCAGTGGGGCAATAATTTAAACAAATATACGAACTATACACTTCCTGGTGGTCTTGTTGTAAATGCTGAAAAGATTTATAATGATGCAATTGCTGAGATTGAATTATTGCATACAAAGTTAAGAGAAGAATATGAGTTACCACCACAAATGCTCGTTGGGTGATAAATGGGCACAAGCGTATACTTTAACAATCAGAATGCTACACGCGAACAATTTCTGATTGAAGATTTAATTATCGAATCCATTAAGAATCATGGCATTGATATCTATTATTTACCTCGTGAGTCTCGTTCATCATTAGATGAAATTTATGGTGATGATCCAGTCAAAGCATTCTTAAGTGCATATCCTATGGAAATGTATCTTGAAACCTTTAATAATTTTGAAGGTAATCAAGATTTTTTTGCGAAATTCGGTCTTGAAATTCAAAAATTAGCTCGTGTTTCTGTTGCACGTAGAACATTTGAGCGTCATGTTCCAACTACATTAAGAAACACACCAAAAGAAGGCGATTTAATTTGGATGCCGATTCAACAAACGCTTTTAGAAATTAAACGCGTCGAAGAAGAAAAAAACTTTTTCCAAGCAGGAAAACAAACACCATATATGTTTGTATTAAATATTGAATCATTTAAATACAATGGCGAATATTTCGATACAGGAATTATTGAAATTGATAATATTCAAGATACAACATCATTCGCTGTAGAATACACAATGACTGCTGGTGGTTATGGAACATATGAAAACAGCGAACAAGTTTATCAAGGTGCATCACTTGCAACTGCCACAGCAACAGGTTATGTTGCAAGTTGGGATAAACCAACACTAAAACTTAAATTGCGAAATATAAAAGGCGAGTTTGCTGCGAATTCTAATATCATTGGAACATCAAGTGCCGCATCTTGGTCATTTGCGAGTGGTAATGTTCAAGAAGATGCAAATGATAATTTTGAAGATAATGTTCGCATTGAAAACGAAGCAGACAATATTATTGATTTTAGTGAAAGCAATCCATTCGGTGAAGCATAATGTTGTCAAATCAACATTTTTATCATCGTATCACGCGCAAACTTGTCGTTGGATTCGGCACATTATTCAATAACATTCGCCTTGTGCGATATAATAAAGCAGGAACAACTGAAATTGAGCGCGTTACAGTTCCTCTTTCTTATATGCCAAAGGAGAAATTTTATCAACGCATAACGCAGGATCCTAATCTCAATCGTAAAATTCAAATTTTACTTCCTCGTATGTCATTTGAATTAGTATCAATTACATACGATCCACTTCGAAAAAGAAATTTATTTTCACAAGAATTTAGTGCAAATTCAAATACAACGATAAAGTCTGCGCATATTGCACCATATAACTATAGTTTTCAATTAAATATTTTTGTGCGTAATGCTGAAGATGGCACACAAATCGTTGAACAAATTCTTCCTTATTTTACACCTGACTATACTCTTACAATAGATCTTGCTGATATTGGTAACATTGTTGATGTTCCTATTATTTTAGAATCGATTAACTATAGCGTAACAGGTGATGTTGGAACAAGTGAAGAATTAAGAACATTAGTTTGGACATTAGTGTTTACTGTCAAAGCATATCTTTACGGTCCAATTACTAGCAATACAAAAATTATTCGCAAGTCTACAGCAAACACATACGACAGCACTTATATTCAAACAGGCGAAAGAAAAATTAATCTTACATCTGGTTCAGGTAATTATAAGATTGGTGAACTTGTGTTTGAAGGAAAAAAAGCAAGTGCCGCAAATGCTTCTGGTTTTGTAAAGTCTTGGGACAATGTTGCAAATCAAGTCATTGTAACCGATGTTTCTGGTGTGTTACTTACTGGTAAGAAACTTACAGGTGCAGTGTCAAATACATCCTATACCATAAATACATTTGACATTAATGACAATCAGTTAATTAACTTAACAGTAGTACCAAATCCATCAAATGCTAATGTCGACGAAGATTTTGGATTTACAGAAACTATCGAAGAATATCCATACATAACATAGTATGAGTAACATAGATAATAAACTAAGTGAAATGTTGAACACAGATTATATTCCTGCAATAAAGGAAGATAAGTCAATCGCTGTGCATCAATCAAACACAGAAAATTCAGACGCAGATTATTCTCGATTAAATTATTATAATCTAATTGAAAAAGGCAACGAAGCACTCGATGGTATTCTTGAAGTTGCTAAAGAATCTAACCATCCTCGCGCATATGAAGTTGCTGCTAACATGATTAAGAATCTCTCTGATGTCACAGAGAAATTAATGATTTTACAAAAACAACAGCAAGAATTAAAACCACGTGAGCAGGTGCCAACAAATATTACAGTAGACAAAGCATTGTTCGTTGGTTCGACTACGGATTTATTGAAAAAACTTAAAAATGAATCAGTAGATTAAAAAAACTTGAATCACACAAAAGAGTAAAAAATGCGATATCTCATAAAGCATTATCTTGCTAATCCAAAATTAAAAAAAACGAATGTTGTTTTAGATCTTACGAAAGAACAAGTCCATGAGTTCATTCGCTGCTCAAAAGATCCAATTTATTTTATCGAAAACTACGTCAAAATTATTACTCTCGATCGTGGTTTAGTTCAAATTAAACTGTATCCATTTCAGAAACAAGCTGTTCTAGATATTAATCACAATCGCCGTGTAATTGTAAAAGCAGGTCGACAGGTTGGTAAAACCACGATGGTCGTTGGATATATTCTTTGGTATATTCTTTTTAACGAAGATAAATTTATCGCAATCCTAGCCAACAAAGCACCTACTGCACGTGAAATTTTAAATAGAATCAAAATTGCTTATGAATCTATGCCTCTTTGGCTTCAACAGGGTGTTCGTGTTTGGAACAAAGGTGATATTGAATTAGAAAACAACTGTCGCGTGATGGCAACTTCTACAGCGTCGAGTGCGATTCGTGGTTATTCTATCTCGTTACTATATCTTGACGAATTTGCGTTCGTTCCAAGTAATATTGCCGACGAATTCTTCACCTCTGTTTATCCCACCATTTCCTCTGGTGAAACATCTAAAATTCTTATCTCTTCAACGCCATGCGGCATGAATCACTACTATAGAATGTGGACAGAGGCAATCGAAGGATATAATGGATTTAAATATATCGAAGCAAATTGGCGACAAGTTCCTGGTCGCACACAACAATGGGCTAATGAACAACGCAAAGTTCTTGGTGAGGAAAAGTTTCTTCAAGAAATGGAATGCGAGTTTATGGGATCAGCTGGAACTTTATTGTCAGCTGCATCTCTCAAGTCTCTCGCATTTGTAAAGCCACTACACACTTCAGATAATGGAATTAAGATTTACGAACAACCACAACAGGGGCATAACTATGTTATTGTTGCTGATACATCGAGAGGCAGGGGTCTTGATTACTCAGCCTGCATGGTAATTAATTGCTCTATTCCATATAAGGTTGTTGCTACCTATAAAAATAACAATATTAGCCCACTTATTTACCCATCTATATTAAAAAAGATGGGTGATTATTATAATCAAGCCTATGCGCTAGTAGAAATTAATGACAATGGACAACAAGTTGTGGATACATTGTTTGAAGATTATGAATACGAAAACATTTTATCAACTGTAGAGATAAAAACCAAAATTGCCTTGACATGGGGATATGGAACCAAGTCTAATCGTGGAATTCGAACCACGAAATCAGTCAAACGCCTCGGATGTTCAATTTTAAAAAATTTAATAGAACAAGAAAAAATATTCATACAGGATTTCGATACCATTGCAGAATTATCCACGTTTATCGCTAAAGGCACCAGCTTTGAAGCCGAAGAGGGTAGCCATGATGATCTTGTTATGTGTCTTGTTCTTTTTTCTTGGATGACAAATCAATCATTTTTTGCAGATTTAACGAATACGAATCTTAAAGAGCGATTATATCAAGAACAAATGCGACAGATTGAGGAAGACTCACTGCCTATGCCGATGGCTGGTCATGTAGATATAGACAATCCAGATTTTGATTTTGTTTCAGATGGAGCTGTTTGGAAAGTAATCAATCATTAAAAACTCCAATTTACTAAATAAACTGTAGATTTCTATTTCTCCCAAACAGGAGTAAAACCATGGCATTTTTAGTTTCTCCAGGAGTCAATACTTCTGAAATTGATCTTACAACTTCTGTTCCATCTGTTGGAACTTCAACTGGCGCAACGGTTGGTGTATTCCGCTGGGGTCCAGCAAATACAATTACTCAGATTTCGAGTGAGTCTGATTTAATTCAAAAGTTTTTT